AATAATATTTTGGATCATATCTAATTGGCTCTGCCAAACATGTAACAACTCATCAAGAGTAGTTTCATTCCACACATGAACACCAAAGAACTGAGGGTTTCTTTTTGGAGACTCAAACTTTTCATACCCTTGCTCAACAAGATATCTTCTAAAGTTAATATCTAAGTTTTTATAAGAATACCAAGGAGACTGTTTAAAGTGCTGCCATAGATCCTCTTTAAGTTTTTTAAACTCATCATTCCAAACAACATACTCATCAGATGCTTTTATGAGTTTATCAAGTCTCGCTTGATCAGGCTTACATCTAACTATTTCTGCCTCTCTATCTTGCAGTTGCTTAACGTAAGCAATCTTGCCTTCAGGAGACTTTTCCCAAGGTTGATATCTTGCACCAATACAAACACCTGCTCTGTAACCAGCTTGTTCAAAGCCATGATCATACACAACACCATTCCAGCTGCCTTCATCCCATCTCTCAATGTGACGCTCACAAGCACCACACTTAGCGCGGTTCTCATTAGCATTTTTATGTAATAGTTTTTCTGCTCTGATCCTAGCTTCTTCCTCGGTTCTTTTAATAACATCTTTACCTTGAGATAAGATCTTATCTACATCATAAGTAGCAATATCATGTGAAGACCAGTAAGATTTTTCTGGGCTCTCATCCTGAATGATATGTCTATTAGGTCTTTTAGAAAATGAAATCTCAACCATTTGATCATCGCGATCAAGACCAAGACCAATAAATTTTTTATCCTGCTCGTAAATGGCAAAGTTGTTGCTGTATTTCCACAACTTATAACCATTATGATTAAGAGACCAAATAAGTTTTTTATTATAGTCTTTTGATACACCAGTAATTTCAAGATAATCACCGTCTTTGTCTGCAAATATTGTACCGAACTTAGTATAAGGTATTTTAAATTCTACTTTCTCCATTATCTTCTCCCTTTGTTTTGATGAGAATAAAAGTCTCTCACTAGTTTTTCTTGTTTGTTTCTTGCCTCGATTTCCCAAGGTGCATCTTCGTAAGCAATGTCCTGCAAATACACACCACACTCTTTACCTTCCCAACGAGCATGCGTTCTTTTATCTGAAGACCATACTCTTAACTGCAAACGATTTTTACAAGCTTGCTCAATGTGAACACACTCATGCGCTAAAGTTTGTAGTTGCTCAAAATAAGATCTGTCTTCTCTAAGAATTATTTTGAATTCTTTAGTAGAAGATGATCCATTAGTTAAGATACTGCAGTTACCTAAAATGTTTTTACTTAATACAGTTCTTCTAATGTGAACTTTAATACTTAAAGTATTTTGTAATCTTGTAGAAATGTTAAGCTCTTTTAAAAAAAACTTAACAGCATTTTCATAGTTGTTCTCTACCCAACTAAGTCTTGGTAGAGATACTTGAATTTTTAGTTGTTTCTTTTTCATAACTTTCTCCTTTATGTCTATATAATAATTTATAATGATTTATTATATAATCTCAAGGACTATGTATATTATGGCTGTTTTCTGGGATTATTTAGATGCTTGGAGGATCGCGTTACACCACCAATTAAAGTCTTTTTCATCCATCTCATGTTTCATCATATTGATGCGATAACACACTAATTGTATATTATCTTTTCTATATTCTTTAATGCTGCCATCAATACGATCAACGGAAACATTTGTATTAACACGACCTTGTCCTTTTATGTGTGTCATTGTAATGTTTGTTAAAGCACACTTACCTTGTTGCTTTTCCCATAACTCTAGTAAGTCTTCTAATCCTAAATCAAAGCTAAGAGGATGCCTCCTGTAGTTGTTTTTCTTTTTACTGTTGAATGATTTTTTTGCATTGCATAACCAATGTTTTAAAAACTTGTAGGGGCTCGCGCTCAACGATGCGTTGTCTTTATCTTTTTTATATCCCGACCATACTTTGATGGAATGCTTAGAGGAACATTCTTTACACCAGGACTTACGTCCATCAATTTTATTAGCTGCTTTTCTATCAAAGAGTTCTACTGCTTTGATCTTCTTACAACGTGTACAGGTCTTCTCCGTCGATTCTATCATTATATAAAAGAGACTAAATAAAATTCGTTTATAATCAAGTGTGTTGGGAAGATCTTTGTTGCGGAATTATTAATGATGGTTCGTGGTCCGTGGTTCGCCTTACACTATAAGTACCTTTTGTAGGGGGTATAAAATAAAAATAAAAAAAAAAAGTGAAACAAGTGTAAGTAGTGTAAGGTTGAGTGTTTTTTGAAGGTGAGTAAGGGATGTACGCTTACACTACTCACTTTTTTGAAGTGTAAGGATGACACTTGAAGTGTAAGGTAAAAAAGTACAATGGCAGAAAACAAGGAAAAACTTCTAGCTACCACGAAGGATAAATGTTAAATAAAAAATAAAAAAGAATAGGGTATGAATAATAGTATAGACAGAAGAAGAAAAACTAAACTGACTCCAAAGCAATTAAGATTTGTATATGAGTTCTGCACCAAAACTTTATTAGGTGTTCAATCTGCATCAGAGTCTGCAAGACGAGCAGGTTATGCTGAGTCTGTTGCAAGAAAAACTGCTTACGAGTTGCAGGACCCAAACAAAAATCCATTGGTTGCAGAAGCTATCTACGATATGAAAAAAGAACAACAACAAAAGTATGCCGTGAATATGGATAGACATTTGGCCAGACTAGATGATTTAGGTAAGAGAGCGGAAGAAGAGAAACATTACTCTGCATCTATAAACGCTGAGGCATTGAGAGGTAAGGCTGGAGGATTGTATGATCCAACGATTAGAATGGAAAGTGCTATTGAAAATCTACCAAGAGAACAACTCCTGAAACAATTAAGTGAACTACAAAGAAAAGGAATACCAATTGTTAATGAAGAGAATGTCATTGAACATGAAGAGCCAATAATAAAAGACATGAAACTAATTAAGCAAGAAGAAGAAAAGTAATTAATATTTGTGTAACCCTGTTTTTAAAAAAAAATAAAGACAAAGCGATAGAATGAAAGAGTCACAGTTTGTTAAACTAATTAAGAAAAACCTTATCATTTATAATTGGATGAGGATTGAGACTACAACGATGGCTGGCTTCCCTGACTTGATTGGTGTGTCACCACAATTAGATACGATCTTTATAGAAGCTAAGGTTGCAATTGGTAATAAGATTAAGCTTAGTCCTCATCAAATATCTATGGGAATAAAACTATGGAAGGATACAGGAGGATGTAGCTATATTATTGTTATTAAAGAACACGCGAAGCCCCTTCGCTCAGACAGTATAAAACTGTATGAAACAAGGATTTCGCTGGATCTCTTAGAAAACGGTGTCAACGAACCGCCAACCGTGGAAGGTTGGGATACTATATCTAGATATTTGCAGGCGGTTCACGGTTCGCGTCCCAAAAAACCTAAGTAATCCGCCAATTATAACGTACGATAACTTTTATTTTCGTACCTTATAATTCGACTTAGCCAATAAACCGCAGAACTCTGGGCTTTTTTCGCGGTTCGCGGTTAAGCGTCTCGTTTATGGCGGATTACTGGGATTATTTATTAAAAACGTTAGGGTACCTGTGGATTATGAAAAAAACGGCTTGTTTCCGCCATTACCGACCACCTCATTTCACCCACGGTAACGCGCGGCGAGTGGGCTAAGACCATGTTTCAAATTTTCAGCCACCAATATTTCATATGAAAGTAATTTTATTAGGGTACACCCCCTTTTTTTAGTATAAAGGGTATAGGAGTCCCTATGGCAAAAAATATTAATAAATTTGAAAAGTATTCGGATGAAGAATTAAAAATATTATTAGCACTTGCAATGCAGGATGATGCATCAAAAGCAAAAGACAGCTTTATGCATTTTGTTAAAATGGTTTGGCCTGAATTTATTGATGGATATCACCATAATGTTATGGCTCAAAAATTTGAAGACATAGCCTCAGGAAAATTAAAACGATTAATTGTTAATATGCCCCCAAGACACACTAAATCAGAATTTGCCTCTTATTTATTTCCTTCTTGGTTAATGGGTAAAAAACCAAAAACAAAAATAATTCAAGCAACACACACAGCAGAACTTTCATATCGTTTTGGTAGAAAAATGCGTAACCTTATGGAAGACGAAGGATATAAAAAAATATTTAAAGATGTTCATTTACGTGCAGATAGTAAAGCATCGGGGCGTTGGGAAACAAATCATGCGGGTGAGTACTTTGGTGCTGGTATTGGAGGTGCAATTACTGGACGTGGCGCGGATTTGTTAATTATTGATGATCCTCATTCAGAGCAAAGTATCAGTGAAACTAATTTTGATAATGCATTTGACTGGTATATGTCAGGACCAAGGCAACGTTTACAACCAGGCGGAGCAATAGTTGTCGTTATGACACGGTGGTCGGAACGCGATCTAACGGGTCG